TGATGGCCATCCGACTGTCTGAGCCGGGCGGCCTGGTCGAGGTATGGGTCAACGCTGACGCGCCGCAGACGTTCACGCTGGGCGGCAGTCCGTCGACGGCGACCTTCACGGCGTCGACCGCGTCCATCGTCGTCGGTCAGTTCGCCCCAGCCTCGTTCGCGCATCTGCAGTTCTACCTTGGCCCGACGGCCACGACCTACACCCGGGCGCAGCACCTGGCCCAGTACCAGATGGCTCAGACCTGTCTGGAGTACCAGACCACCGGGCAGCGGGTGAACTCGATCCTCGACTACGCGGGCGTCCCGCCGGGAATGCGCGTGGTGGACACGGGCCAGTCGTTCATGTCAAAGGCGCTGCTGTCCGGCCAGACCGCGGGGCAGGCGTTGCAGACCGCGATCGATACCGAACGGGCTCGCGCGTTCATGTCCGGCGACGGGCACTACGTGTTCCAGGACCGGCAGCACACCCTGAACGTCTGACGGGAGACGCATGGCACTGACCACAATGGACGGCCTCACCGCCAACATCATCCCCACCCCCACCTTCTGGGGTAAGGACGCGGTCACCGCGAAGGCGTCGGGCATCCCCCACACCCCCTGGTACGGGACCGGCATCATCGGCGCCGGCGCCGCGCCGACGGGCGGCTTGAACGGGGCCACGTTCTCCGGCCCCGCGCTGGCCGGGCAGATCCCTGTCCCCGCAGCTTCGGCTGGTGAGGTGACGGCGATCCTGCGTGCCTCCGCCACCCAGGCCGCGAACGTGGGCGGGGTGTGGCTCGTCGACCGGCAGTGGGGCAACGTGCCCGTGGTCACAACCACGGGCGCGCAGGCCATCACGTCACCGACGTGGGTGGCGCGGGACAACTCCGCCTCCACCGCCGGCGTCGGCATCTACCTCGCGTTGGAAGCGTCGGCCACCACCGGCAACGTGGGCGCGATCACCAACACCACCGTGTCGTACACCAACTCGGCGGGCACCGCCGGGCGCACAGCGACGCTCGCGAGTTTCCCCGCCACCGCGCCGCAGGGCACGTTCGTGTTCTTCTCGCTGCAGGCCGGCGACGTGGGTGTCCGCTCCGTCCAGTCCATCACCCTAGGCACCTCGTACGTGTCGGGGCAGGTGAACCTGATCGCGTTCCGCTACATCGCCGAACTGCCCTGCCCGGTCGCCGCGACACCCACCCCGCAGTCGTTCACCCAGCTGGGCCTGCCGCGGGTGTGGGACGCGTCGGTGCTGCAGATTGTGTACATCCCCACCGGCACGGCTGTGGGCGCCACCTACGGCTCCCTGAGCTACGTTCAGGGCTGAGCAGGAGTGCCTACCACCGCGTCGGGTAAGGGCCGCATCCTCGGCATGGGACCCTTCACCGACGACGACATGATCACCGACGTGGACCACCCCACCCCCGGGTCACCGCTGGTGGTCAACGACTGGTTCTGGACCGGCGCCCCCGACCCGATCCTGATCCCCTGGACGTGGCTGTCCATGCCCCTGTCCCTGCGCCAGGACGCACCCATCAACTCGGCGCAGATCACCGGCCTGTCCGGCGTGGTCGCGCAGGCCAACAACACCGCCGCGCAGAACCAGTTCGGCACATTCTCCGCCTCCGGCACGCTGACCACCGCGCTGCAGGCCGACGCGGCGAACTTCGGCCAGTTCCTGGTCACCTACTACGGCAACCCACTGCTGCGCTGCCCAACGTGGACGTTCGACCTGACCGGGCCGCAGTTCTACGCCGACGAGAACAAATGGAAAGTGCTGGGCCGCGAGCTCGGCGACCGGGTCACGTTGACCTCATCCACGCTGACCGACTCGGGCGGAACCACGGTCACCCTGCCCGTCCCGGCCGGGCTGCCCGCTGCGGCCCGAAACCTGACGATCGAGGGTATTCAGCACGCCTCGTCGCCCACCGTCCGCACCGTCACCTGGACAACGGGGCCGCTGCTCGGCCCCACCCCCGGCGTTGAGGGGCCGTGGTTCCGGCTGGACTACTCGTTCCTCGGCGGCACTGATGCGCGCCCATTCTGAGAGGCGGTAACCCGTGGCGGTTGTCCCGGCCCTGCCGCCCATCACCGGAGGCGTCGTCACCACCTCCGAGCAGGCCGCCATCGTGGCCGTGGTCGCGTTCCTCCTCAAACCCCCCACCGCGGTGCTGCGGCAGACGGTGGCGCAGTCGATCCCGAACAACGCGTTCACCGCGGTCACGTTGGACACGAGGGACCAGGACTCCGCTGGCGGGTGGAGCTCCGGTTCGAACACCCGCTACACCGCCCAGTACGCGGGCTGGTATGAGTGCTCCGGGTCGGCCGGGTTCGCCGCGAACGCCACCGGCTCCCGCGCGGCCGCGTGGTCGGTGAACGGCACGCTGGTCAACCAGGCCGGCCAGTTTGTCGGCACCAACGCCGGCGGCGTCGGCGTGAACCTTGACGTTCCCACTCAGCTGCTGTTCCTCAACGTCAGCGACTTCGTGGAGTTCAGGATCTTCCAGTCCTCCGGTGCCGCGCTGCTCACCGTCGTCACGGCGAACAACCAGTCCGGTGTGTCGATCAAGTTTGTGAGCCAGTGATGACCCTTCACTTCCACGACGTGTCGAACTTCCAGGGCAACTATCAGCCGACCGGTCCGACGATCGCGAAGGCCACCGAGGGAACGGACTTCACGGACTGGACGTTCGCGCAGAACCGCCAGCGCACCCTGGCCGGCGGCTGGCCGTTCCTGGGCTATCAGTTCCTGCGCCATGGCCAGAACATCCAGGCCCAAGTCGACCACTGCATCTCGGTGGTCGGTCAAGGGCAGCCGCTGATGCTCGATTTCGAGACCGGCATCGACAATAGTGACCCGACGATGCAGGAAGCCATCAGCTTCATCGACCTGTACGCCCAGACTGGCGGAGGCCGGGTCACCCTCGTGTATCTGCCGCACTGGTACTGGGAACTCGCGCTGAAGTCTCCGAGCCTTCAGCCGTTCATTGACCGCGGCGCCGGGCTGATCTCGAGCAACTACACGACATACAGCGACACCGGACCGGGCTGGAATCCGTACGGCGGGATGACGCCGATCATCTGGCAGTACACCTCGACGCCGCTGGACACCAACGCGTTCCAGGGGACGCAGGAACAACTCGCCTACGTGTTCGCAGGAGGAGGAGACATGTCCGAGACAACCGCTCAGCAGGTCGACGACATCGCTTCGGTGCTCGACGCCATGTTCAACATGCGCGACACCATCGCCATTGGCCAGTACAAGGGCGCACCCGCCCCGGTCGTCGCGGCCATCAAGGACATCCAGGCCCGGCTCGCCGCGCTCGAGCAGAACCCCGGCGGCGGCTTGACAGTGGCGCAGGTCGACAGCCGCATCGCCGCGAGCACCGTCGCCACCAGCGTCACCCCGCCACCCGCACCGTAGGTCCCTGCAACAAGCAAGAACGGCGGTCTCGGTGTGGCAGGCCATCTTCCCCTGGATCGCCGGCGGCGGACTCCCCGGGCTGGCGTGGATCGTGTACCGCCTCCACAAGGACGCGGTCACCGCGACGCAGAAAGGCGCCGAGCAGGCCATCGCGGCGGAGCGGCAACGCGCCGACGACTGGCGGGCCGCGGCGGAGGCGGCGGCGAAACGAGCGGACGTGCGTGAGCAGCAGCTCGCTACCCTGCTCCGCGCGGCCCGGGAGCCGGCGTGAGGTGGCCGTGGTGGCTGCGCTGGCGACGCCACCCACCACCGCCACCTGTGCACCGCAACGGCGGCGCGGCGAAGATCCGGGCCGAGGAAGAGGCGAAGCTGCGTAAGGCCGTCCGGGACACCCCGGTCGTGGAACACATCAAGGGCAGGATGGCGCAGATCCCACCGGACCAGTTCGTCGCACGAGTACAGGCAATCTTCGAGGAACGCGGGCACCGGGCATGAGGGCTCTCATCATCGTCGAGATTGTGTTGAGCATCCTCAACACCGCCGCGGCGCTGGGCTACGCCACCCGGAAACACTGGTGGCAGTTCGCCATGGGCCGCCACCTGATGGTCTACAGCGGCGCGTGGGCGTGCGAACTGACGGCGCTGCTGTGCCTGGGCCTGCGGGTGCCGCTGCCGCTGTGGGTGTACGCCGTGGTGTTCGGTTTGGTCTTCGTGGCCACCGGTCAGCGGCTGTGGCTGATTCTCCGCGGCAACGGGCATCCGAGTCCGCAGCTGGCAGACGAAACCTCGAGCTGAACGGAGTGACCATGCTCACCGGACTCTTACCGGCCAAGCTGCAGCCGTACGCGAAGACCGTCGCGGCCGTGCTCGGCACCGTCGCCACGGTCGTCGCGAGCAGCTTCGCCAACACCCGCGCGGGCGCCATCGCAACCGGCGTCGTGGGCGTCCTCACCGCGGTCGGCGTGTACGGGCTGAAGAACGCCCCGATGCCGCCGACGCCAACTGCTAGTTCTGCACCAACTGGCAGTTCGACTAGCAGTTCGTCGACGCCGTGACGCCGACATGGGGGCCGCGGTACTGGGCGGTCTACCTCATCGTCGGCCTGGTGCTGCTGGTCGGCCCTGAGACGCTGGCGCTGATCACCAACTGGCACAACACGCTGAGTTCGTGGGTGTGGACGGCGCTCAAGGTGCAGCGCGACGCGAGCCCGCTCGACTGGTCGGCGACACAGTTCCTGATCTTCGGACTGTGGATCGTGCTCGTGTCGTGGCTGACGTTCCACTTCTTCTTCCACCGGTTCACCTAGACCGCCTAACATCGCCGCTATTTTTTTAAGCAACGGACACGAAAAGTGCGGATTATTAGCAGCTAGACCCGTCGGGGTCGCCGGGCGTTCCTTCCATCGGCGCCATCCCCCACGGCGACCCCGACGTAAGCTGATCCCGGCCCTGACAAGCTGCGAGCCCCCAGGCTCGGGACATAAAATAGCGCCCCACTCCGGTCTCCCGGAGTGGGGCGCTTCTTGTCATGCGGGCGAGCACCCGGCCGGAGTGCTCATCCACGTCACCGTACCGCGTCCTCCAACTCGTCGGTAGAGGGCGAGGACACCGGGCCGTAACCCGGGCTGGTCGGCGCCTTCGCGGCGACCCGTGCGCGGTAACGCTTCGTCCAGTCAGCCTTGTCAGCCTTGGACAGGTTCGCGTAGCCGGCCCGCTTGCGCGCTGCCTTCTCCGCGTCGGTCACCCTGACGGTGACCTTGGTCGACTCCTCGGCCGGCGCCGAGGGCTTCCGCTCCATCTTCGACACGAACAACTCGGCGAGGATGTAGGCCGCCACCGTCCAGGCGCCGATCACGACCTGGACGACGTTTCGGGCTAGGGCCTCATTGGCCGCTACGCTCAGCCCGCCAGCGAGGACCAACGGAAGCATGGCCCACGCCTTGGTGCGATCGGTCACCGTGTCGGAGAGCCGAACCATCAGAGCGACGATGGCGAGCGAGTCCACGGTGATCGGGGTGACCCACTCACTCGGGATGAACCCGAACAGCGGGTCGAGGTCCGCCAGCGAG